GACCAACCTGCATCGCATTCTTCTCAAGATCAGCAAAACCCGTATTCGCAGAAAGATCCAGCGCAAGGTTGAGGCCCTCCATCGCCTTCGTCGAATCACCCGTCAAGCGAAGAATCGTCGTGAACGCTCGAGACGCAGCCTCATCATCCACACCCATCGTCGTCGCAAGCTGCGTGAACTGCTCCTGCAACTTATTGACATCATCACTCTTACCGAGCGATTGCAACTGACCACGAAGGGCCTGCGTGCTCTTCTCCGCCTCCGCAGCCGCCTTCACACTCTTATACAGCTCGGCCGTAACACCGACACCGATCGCGACGGCAGCTAGCCTACCGAACTTGGAAAGGCTTCCGCCGGCACCCTTCAAGCCTCGACTAAGGCCACTCGTATCAGCAACGATAGGGACAACGACAGCCATACGAGTAGTCTACCGGTTCCTGCTTAGAGTCCCGTGGCGCGCTGCCGAGCGCGCGTATACCGAGCACCCGAATACTTCATACGGAGCTGCGCGTTGATCGTGCGCTCCATGCTCTCCTTCGCCACAAAGATTGTCTTCCGAATGTCCGGCTCGTACTTTTCAACTGTCGGCCAGATAAATCGCGAAGGCTTGCCATGTTTCGCAATCATGTTCCGCGTGAAATTCGAATTACTCACCTTGCCGCCCATATCAAGCGCATCAATAGCTGGAGCAGTAGACCGAATCCTGATCAGCAGCGTACGCTCACCCGTTCCACGCATACGCTTATTCTGAACACTCACATTCGTCCTGCGGCGCACATCACTCGCACGATACGCCGGCAATCGCTTTGATCCCGTACGCTCAACCACTCCAGGAGCAGCACCCTGCTTCGGCGGCTGCCACCTTGACAACGCCACTTCGGGGAACGATGAGCGAATAGCATTGACAATTGGACGCGCATCCGTCTTGAACTTCTTGCGCGCCTCTTTAGCGTGCTCAGGCGCGATCTGTTGAAGGATCTGCATCACCTGACCAATGCCCTCAACACGATACGGCTGTGCCATCACACTATCCTTGCGAGTGAACCGCTCGCCACCTGATGTAGCCGAGCATTGTCCAAAGCATACGCTCCGACTCGAGCAAGAGTTGGCTCGGAGCGATGCCTGTCTCGACCGCGAGACTCGCGATCAGCCAATGGGAGGAGGATTCTCCGAGTGCTCTAAAGGGGCCGACTCGGAGCCTTCGATATCCTCGAGCGTTGCAACCCAATCCATGAAGTCCAGCGTTGTCTTGCCCTGGCGCTGCACACTATGCCACGCAAGCCAGACAAAATCGCGAGCGAAGATCGTATCTCCGCCAAGCTCGGTCGAAGGGCGCTGATACTTCTCTTCCCACGCGATCACGTCGACGAGCTCGGCGGTCACCATCTCCGTGGCGCCGCCCTTCGGCTTGATCTTGAACTGAACTTCCATCTCATTCCCTCCAACTAGCACCCATACGGGTGCGATGAGTTTAGGCTACAGCCTTCGTCACGGTACCCGAAATCGGGAACGTGACGCTGGCCGTGGCGAGCTCGCCAACGGCGCCATTGACGGGAGTCCACTCCGTGATGAGCGGCGTCATCGTGTACGACGGGTTCGCGGTACCAACAGCGGTTCCGTTCGGCTTGATGACCAGCGAAGTGGTCGAGCCAATCAGCGGATAGACGAGGCCCTCGATAGCCGAGTAGTCCTGATGCATATCCATCGTGACCGAGTTGTCCTGGAGACCGCCCACCCTCGTGACGGCGCCCGACCCGAAACTGGTTGTCTCGACCTCGTTCACCGAGATGTTGAGTGTCACCGAAGCGACATACGAGCTCACGTCGGTGCCGCCAAGCACCACGTTCGCGTTAGTCAATACGAGCTTTGCCACTTGGCTAGACCCCCTTCAAGGTGTCGTCGTGTTCCTTAGTCATTCTAGCCGACGATTTGGACGTTTCTACAGAAACGATCCGACCAGACCCCAGCAACCCACAAAGCAGCGCCAGGCTGCCAATCTCCTCCTCAGAGACGAGCTCGCCACCCGTCTTCCCATACACCGTAAAACCCTCCACAACCTTGTACTGCTTCGCCATCTCGTCTCCTTATGCGTACACGATCACGCGGAACTCGATCATCAGGTACGTCGTGTCGTTACCGTCGATCGTCTGAATGCTACCGGCTGACTCTACGATACTCGTCCGCGCATACCCGCCCAGCGTAGGATCAGCCTCGATTGCGTATCGAATGCCGCCCTGATCATAAGACAGGTACGTGTCAAGGCGATCCTCTGCGCTGCGCTCCGCAGCACGACCCACGATCACACTAATACGATATGTCTGCGTGACGAGTCCATTACTCATCGCGCCGTGATACTCAATCGTCTCCAGGCTCGGAAACGCAAACGGCGCGTTCAGATTGTCCGGCTGCCGATCATACGCTCGCAGGCCCGTGATCGTCCCGAGCGCAGTCGCGAGCGCCGTCTTGATCTCGCCAACGGTCGCGCTCACTTCACGTTCCGCATCTTCCGATACGGCTGAACGAGCTGCTCCACATCAGGATCAAGAAACCGCGAAACGCGCACCGCGCCAAAATCCCCAAACCCGGCAACACCTAGTGGCGAATCAAACCTCTTGAAGATCCTCGTAGCCTGAATGATCGTCGCCGTCTCGATCGCCTTCGGGATCGCCGGCCAACCCCACACAGCCGTGACGCGCACGAGTGCCTGCCCTTCGCCCTGGAGGACGCTCGTCGTCGGGAACACGTAATCCCCGACGGCGCGGACACGATCATACGCCCACGTGATTCCATCCAGCGTGCCGTTCAACGGCTCGAGCTGGTAATCCGTGGCAGCAAAAGTGACATCCCACACACCATCGCCGAGCGTGCTCGTCTCGATCGTGACGGCTGTACCAGCCATATCATCCGTCTGCACGTACAGCGAATCATTCGTAGAGAAGACGCGCACCGCCGTACCAGCGTTATAGAAGCTCCGCATGGCGTAACCGTCGATCAGCCTGGACGCGGACTCCACGCTACCCTCGAGCAGCGTATCGTCCGTCGAGTCGGTGATGCGAAGCGCAGCCTTGACCTGCGTGAGCGTGCAATAGCCATTCGTGATCGCCATGCTCGTATTCTACCCGCCCGTAGACAGGTTAGAACCATGAAACCGGTACGTCCACGTCTCCTCCGGCACACACAAAAAACGCGCGCCAGCATCAAGCGCGCGCAACCAGAAATCCCAATCCTCAAACCCGTACGCCGAATCAGCGCGCCATCCGAGCTGTTCGCACAAGCCCGTGCGAATCAGCGTCGTAGCAGGGATGTAGTTCTCACGCCGCAGCCGATCAGCATCAAATGGGCTGTTCGGATTGAAGCCGCGCCCTTCGACGCGACAATACGAGTAGACGATATCCGCGTGGTCCGAGTGCGCTACGAGCGTTTCTAGGTGGTGCGGATCGATCAGATCATCATCGGCGAGTTGTGCGATCCAATCAGCTTCAGAAGCGATACACGCTGGCAGCATCCGGTTCAGCATTACCGCAGGGCCAACACGCTCATAATCCAGCATCACAAGATGCGTGATCGGCGCGAGCGTCTGAGCCTTCACGCTCTCAATGCACTCAGCACGAAACTCGGCGCGCTCCGGCAAGCTCGGCGTCATAACGACTACGCGCACTGATCCCACCGAATACCAGGAGACTCCACACCAATCAATAACCGGCGAACACCATCCTGCTCCACATGATCAACAAGAGCCTTCAGATGCTGCACAAACGCGCCACGCACAGCCCAAATAGGAACCCCATCCGTCTGCAATCTGCACGACATCGAATAATCAGACTGCGAACCATTGCCCCCACCAATCGCCACGAACGGATACTTCCGCCACAACTCGCGACTCATAAACGTCAGCGTATGCCCAGCAAACCAAGTACGCACCTTCGCATCAGACTGTGCCTCAACATCCTCGCGCGTCGGCATCGTATAACAATCCAACGTAGCCATATCCTGCACAACCAAAGGCTCAATCGATAGATTCACAATCGATGATCGCTCATCCACATTGCAATACGCCGTGACAACT